TATTGACGTAAATAATAGCAGATTATGGAAAGCTATAGAGTTACCACCCTAGTGGACATCACAAGATCAAGACCAACGAGATCAGACACCGATCACGTTAGGCAAAGCCAACAGGCCAATTTCAACAGTCTTATACAGGCCATAGGACTGAGGGCCATAATATTCTCCGATAGAGATCCCGTCTTAAACGAAGGCAGACTGCCTGACCCTTTCGAAGGCAAGGCTAAACATTGGGTCTATGAGTTTACAGTAGATCGTGATGAAATATTCTTATCAAACAAAGATCCAGTAGGACTGTTAAAACAGGATCTAGACGGTGTGCCTATAATAGATCAACTAAATAATGATGTAGGGTTTAAGATACCCGCATTTAGGACCTTGGGATCAGAAATAAACACCAAAATAGAAATTCTGTCAAATCCTAATAAATAAAATATCAGGCATCAAGTTAGGCTATCATAAAACACATTAAGGCATCGGCTCGGAGCGAGCATTGTTTTTAATTGGTATTTGAATGGAGAGCCTAATGGCAAGAGCAGCTACAGCACTTAGACCGTCTACGACGGAACGAGTAAGTGTACTAGAAACAAAAGTAGATAATATAGACGTCAAGATCTGCGAATTAAAAGAAGACGTCAAGGACATGCACGACTGCCTAGATCGTACTCGTGACAGCATCATGGACAAGCTAGAAATAATGAACTCTAGCTATGAAAAAAATAGAGATCTTTACTACGCACACGCAGACAAATTACACCAAGAACAGACAGCACAACATCACGAGCTAGCTGGCAAGATATCGGAACTAGAAAAATTTAAAAATAAAGGTACTATGTATTTTATGGTGTTGTTGGCTTTCCTAGCAGGTGCTGGATGGTTAGGACACATGGATCTCGCAAAGATAATCAAGTTCGTGGGTTTATAATATACCCAGATATTAAATAAAGGACCGTAGGTCCTTTTTTTATGAGTAAAGCACAGCAGAATCTAGATCTGGTCGTCAGTAATGTCCACAGGCAGCTGCTGGACAAGCAGACTCTAATACCTAAAAAAACAGAACGTGGTATTGAAATCGGTAGATATACCATAGTCAGCAACGACTGCCTTAAAGACATTTACAAAGGTGATACTCTGGTATTCAAGGATATCAGTTTAAATCGTGTGGCAGTCAAAGTGGCCAATCTGTTAAATTTTGGACAGGATACTAAAATAAACGAGTTGATTTCTATGGATCTTAAATTTGGGCAGAGTCTAGTAGATTACAAGATGTTCAAAGACAAGCTGTCAAAAGCACACAAAGAACAGGATCAATTCAAGATAGATCTTTATCTAGCCAGGTTGATTTTCGCCAAAGACGCAGCAGAATACTACAAACGCGAAGCTAACCGTTTGGCTCTTTAAGTAATAAATATACTACAAACCACCGGATGTGCTCATATGAAAACAAATGATTTATTTGACAGGGTTGACGCTAAAAAGCTCAATGAGACTTTGTCTAAAACCTTTGGTCAAAAACTGGATTTAGAATCCTATACTTTACCGCAGCTAGAAGATGCTCGCAACAAGCTAAGGACCCAGATCTATACTTACAAGCAAAAAGCCAATTTCAACGAAACTGTAAACAACGAAACATTTACTAAGACACAATGGATGCTGGACACTATCAATAAAGAAATTGCCAGCAGGATAGATGAAAGCACACAAAGAGTAGACGAATTTTGGGGGTTGCTGGCCAGAGGCGCAGTAGCAGCATTACCTCATCTAGCTAGAATGTTTGGTACAGTAGGAAGAGGAGCAGCAGCCGGTGCACGTGCGGCAGCACCAGCAGCAGGTGCTGCTGTTAAAGGTGGTGCTGAGATAGCAGCAAAGAATGCTCATAAACTGGCATTAGCTGATATCATGTATCAAGCATGGGATCATGTTGAACCGTTGGTCAAAGACCTAGGCGATGTCCATGAAGTATTCAAAGATGCTGACGAATATATACAAGCTATTAAGAAATATGCTCCTAGTATAGCAGCGATGGTGGCAACTACAGACCTAGCTGCTCTAGGTACATTAGCAGCTACATATGCTCTGCCAATTGGGCTGGTGATCGTGTTAGCATGGGGTGGAAAGAAACTTTGGGATCAATTTACTACTGCTGAAAAACAGCCACAGGGCAAGCCCGCATTGAACATGTCGGAAGATGAAGGCGGTGATTCTTTAAGAAGTGAAGTTACGCAAATTCTAAGACGGTTCGATCAAAATATGAACGAGATCGGCGGATACGGTGATCCAAATTATGATAAAGTTATTAAATTGTTACAACAGGGAGAAGTAGAAGCTGCGGTAGAGGAAGTATCTTATTCATATGCCGATAAAGACGGCGGCGAAATCCGTTACATGGATGATTATCTTCAAGACCTAGCAGCAGATTTTGAAGCTTTGGTTCCTCCCGAGCCCGACACATATCCAGACGAAGGCGGCGAAACAGATGATGGATATGCCCTAGCATCAGCGGGTTTCGGTTCCGACGAAGACTACGGTGATTATGGCCAAGATGAAAGTGTAGAAACAGAAGCTGGATACTTTGGCGGTGGCGGCAGTTACGATCGCAATTGGTCTTTTAGCCGCAGAAATCGAGAAGATGATTGGGACGAAGGCAACACAGAACCGCCAAACAATTTTGCTATCTACATCAATGGCAAGAAATGGAAAGTATTCCAAGGTCAAGGAACCTATGCCGATGACAACAGAGAAATGGCCCAACTTCGTAGATTACAAGACATGTGCCGCAAAAAATCTGAACAGACTGGTAAGAAGTGGGAAGTGTCTCGTACAGGTGAAGCAGCAACAGAAAGCATTCAAATGGAGAAGGCACCTCCGGGTGATAAGTACGAACGTATGGTCAAACATATCAAGAAAGGCTATGCCAAGGATGGCGAGCTAACTGATAAAGAAAGATCCATTGCCTATGCCACAGCATGGAAGCATAAAAACAAAAGCGAATCAACTGAAACAGGAGATAACATGAATCAAGTTAGAGAAAGCGCCACAGATAAAGCCAGTGCGATCGTTACGGCAAAGTCAATGGTGGACAGAATTACACGTTGGATTGAAGAACTATCCGGCATGGAAAACGATCAATTGCTCAGTCTAGGAGATGATATCCGTGACGAGTTCGGACAGCAAGAAGCCAAGGCTTTCTTAAGCCAAGTAGCACCTGCTATCCAACAGGCTTTACAAAATCTAAAAGCAACGAGAGAAACTATGGCCAACGGTGTGCGTTCACTATCAGGTGAAGGTGCCCCCGCAGACATGATCGGTGCTGAACCAGAAGGCGATATGGCTGCTGATACAGGTAGCATCGATGACCTTGCTCCGCCAGCAGACGCAGGCGCAGACATGGCCGCAGACGCAGAAGCTCCAGCAGATGATTTCGCAGCAGCTGAACCAGCAGCCGGCGGCGCTGAAGAAGCAGGCCGTGCTAAAAGAGAAAGCATAGAACAACAAAATCGTTTACTCAAAGTATTAGCCGGATGAGATTCGACGAATTTGCCCCTGTTTCAGAAAAAGAGAAGCTGGATGAATTCCTTCCAGCTCTTGCCGCTGTAGGTGGGGCTTTGGCCAGAGGCGCATCGGCGATAGGCCAAGGTGCTGTAAAAGTCGGTCAGGGTGCTGTGAAAGGTGCGCAGGCACTAGGAAGTCTAGCAGTTAAAGGTGGACGAGCAGTCGGAAATGTAGCAAAGAATGTAGCCACTGTAGCAACTGGCGGAGGATCATCAGATACTACAGCGACCGCAGCACAGACCGGTGCCAACACTACGGCAGGACAGCAACAACAGCAGCAGGCAGATCAACAGGCCATACAGGCCGCAGCCAAACAGCAACAAGATTTACAGTCTTATATACAAAACATAGAAAAATCTTTAGCAGCATTAAAACAAACAGCAGGCGTAAAATGAGATTTTATGAATTCCAAGTTGAAGGCGATGATGAGTTCGTCCTATTATTAAAAAACCTAGTGGGACGTGCTCAAAGCAAAAAGGCTCCTGCTAAGTTCAACTGGGCAAGCATAAACACTCTATTAAAAAATACCAATCAGGGACAACTAGATTACGATGCTTTTAAGCAGATGTATGACATGAGCCCTGTCTTACAAAAACTAGTCTATAACTTCAATGCAGATGGTATAGAATTAAATGTTCCTGGCGTAGGCCAAGACCAGAACCCATCACAGAGTCAAGTAGATAAATCTAAAGAAGAAGTCAATAAAATCGCTGCGCAAGCTGCGCCTAAAATGATTGACAAAGGCCTTTAATTTATTGTAAACTTGACTATATGACTACATTCACACCCCCACCTTACGTAGAAAGATATCAATATAAAAACTGTAAACAGATAACAGATCCTGTGACAGGTAAGAGAGTCTATCAGACTCCAGACGGTGATACTACTCCTAGCGTGACTACCATACTAGGTGCTACCAAAGATATGACAGCACTTAACGAATGGAAGAAACGTGTGGGTGAGCAAAATGCCAAACAGATCACCCAAGAAGCTGCGGGCATAGGCACAGCGATGCATTCCAATCTAGAACGTTTCATGGTCGGCGAAACCAGACAACCCGGAAATGCTCCTGTACATCAACAGGCACACAAGATGGCCGATCAAATCATTATCAACGCATTGAGTCAAGTAGACGAAGTATGGGCTATGGAACAGAGTTTGTATTTCCCTGGACTGTATTCGGGAACTACTGATTTGGTTTGTGTTTATAAAGGTAATCCCAGCGTCTGTGACTACAAACAGACTAACAAGCCTAAAAAAGCAGAATGGGTCGAAGATTACTACTTACAATTAACTGCTTATATTATGGCTCACAACGAAGTATATGGATCCGATATACGCGAAGGACACGTATTCATGTGTTCTCGAGATTTACAATATCAGCAGTTTGACCTTTGGCCTGATGATTTTAATATGTGGCAGGACAAATGGTTGGCTAGAGTTGAAGATTACTACACAAAAGGTCTACAGGGCTACAAGCAACTGCTCACGCAATAGAATAAATACTCTATATAACAAGGGTATCGTTCTATGGCTGTAGTCCAAATTTCAAAAATACAAGTAAGAAGAGGTAGGAAACTCGGTGAATCCGGTATTCCCCAGCTATCCAGCGGAGAAATGGCTTGGACTGTAGATACCCAAGAACTGTTTATAGGTAACGGTGCTGTAGCCGAAGGTGCTCCCGCAGTAGGCAATACCAAAGTATTGACCGAGCATGATAACTTACTTGAACTGATTCAAAGCTATCGTTTTGGTAGGAACAGTCCTAGCATCACTAAGAGTGTGTTTAGGACACTACAGTCTAAACTAGACGATCGAGTTAACGTTAAAGATTTTGGTGCTAAAGGCGATGGCGTGGCCGATGATACTGAAGCATTTCAAAACGCACTAGATCAGCTGTTTAGAAATACAGACAATGAATTTCGAAAACAGCTTTTCGTGCCTACAGGTCATTATAGGATACTAGGCAACATAACTATACCATCGGCTGCTTATATCACTGGTGAATCAGACATTGGTACCATAATCGCTTTTAACGCAGTCACGGTATCGTTTACTTCTTTCAACGGTACACAACCTATTAATTTTTCTTCATCAGATAGACCACATGATGTTTATATCAATAATCTAACGATGAGATTCACAACAGGACATTGTGACTTAACAGGTCTAGCTGACAGCACGTTTGAAGCAGTGATTTTCCAAGGAGCAGAAGCCACGCTGCTCAATGCTATCAACACAACCAATCAACATTCATTGATCATGATGACCAACACAGACAACATAGGTACTGTGATCAGTAATGTAGAATTCAAAGCCTGTGTTTTCAAAAATGCGTGGAATGCTGTATTCTTCGAACAGACACAGTCATATCATTCAGAAGTATATTTCAGTCAGTGTAAGTTTAATACATTGAACACAGGCATCATAGTAGACGGCCAATCTGGACAGATCAATGCTTGGGGTATATCCGAGTCACTGTTTCAATCTATAGGTTCACAGGCGATCAGATCCATCTACGGATCAGGAATGAAAATCGTCGACAGCAAATTTATAGATTGCGGTAACGGTATCAACTTAGCTAACAACCCAGAAGACTATATCATAACATTTCTCGAGCCCTATGACAATGTGGTATTAAACTGCTATTTTAATAGACAACAGAATGCCTATGCGGATGTTGCCATCGGCGACCAACGTAGAGCAATACAAGAAGTGTTCAATGGTAGCATGGTCACGATAGCAGATCAAATCAAACAAGATCTTTATAATTCACTTTCTATCTCTCCGTTGGCAATGTTTTCAGCACTGAATAGATCTACTACATTAGACTATACTATAAACTTTGCTTCCGGTAGCGCAAGGTCAGGAACACTGACTATCACTATAGGTGATAATACTCTCAATCCTGTGTTGACAGATAGTTATGCTGTTACACAAGGTGATTTGGATGCCGAAGCTGTGGAATTCGTCATACAGCTATTAGATAGAAGTGACTCTACTGCCGGATCAGAAACTATAATATTAAACTACAAGAATCCCAATAACCCTGGAATCAATCCAGATCAATTGACTTATTTTGTAAAATACAGTGTTTGATGTTTGATGTCCACAAGACTGACAGGATAAAAGTCTGGAGAGATTTCAGAGACAGCCTCGAAATGGCTGAGAATCCACTGCGCGATGTCGCAGAATTTTGGAGCAAGGCTCCTTTCGTTTCCAAATACTTAGATCCATATCGGCCAGACATTTGGCCCGATCCTTGGCATTTGGTTGTCGAAAACCGCTACGACAACCTTGCTATCGCCTTGGGCATGTGTTATACTCTTCAATTAACAGAACGTTTTAAGGCTTCAGGTTTCGAGATACATATGTCTATATCACCCAAGGACAATTCATATGTATTACTAGTCGATAATTGTTCACTATTGAACCTGGAACCAAGGGCAGTGAAGGATGTCAGTGAGATTCCATACAATTCTATAAAAATATGGAGCGGAGGTGGGCCTTTATAAATACTCACCCGGAAATGAAATATGTTAGAGGCGACAAATGAAATGATTACAGTAGTGAAAAGAAATGGTTCTAGAGAACCGCTAGACTTAACGAAATGGCAGACACAGGTAGCAAAAGTATGTAGAGGTATAGCTGACGTAAGTCAGAGCATGATCGAAATAAAAGCATCGCCTCACTTTTATGATGGGATCACAACTAAAGAAGTAGATGCTCTTACATTGAGAGCCATCGTTGATCTTATCGATGTAGAAAACAATCCAGATGTAGGCAATACCAATTATCAGTATGTGGCCGGCAAGCAACGTCTCAGTATGTTGCGCAAGGATGTGTATGGCCAATACGAACCTCCCCACCTCTATGACATCGTAAAGAAGAATGTAGAGGTAGGTCTATATACTCCAGAGTTACTGTCTTGGTACAGCCAGGATGACTGGAACAAGATGAATGACATGCTCGATCATTCTAAAGATGAGGAGTATTCATATGCTGCTATCGAGCAGTTGATTGAAAAATATTTGGTACGCAATCGTGCCACAAAGGAAATTTATGAAACACCGCAAGTCCGATACATGGTTGCTGCCGCAACTGTTTTCCACAAGGAAGAACCAAACACCGCAAGAATGCGATACATCAAAGAATACTATAACGCCGCTTCTGATGGCCTATTTACTCTCGCTACTCCTGTTCTTGCTGGGCTTGGGACCCCTACAAAGCAGTTCAGTAGCTGTGTACTCATTCGTAGTGATGATGATCTTGACTCCATTTTCGCTTCTGGAGAAATGATGGCCAAGTATGCTAGCAAACGTGCTGGCATTGGTCTAGAGATTGGTCGTCTTCGTCCTTTAGGATCTCCGATCCGTGGTGGAGAAATCATGCACACTGGCATGATTCCCTTCCTTAAGAAGTGGTTCGGGGACCTACGTTCGTGTTCACAAGGAGGTATCCGTAATGCGAGTGCTACTGTTTTTTATCCTATTTGGCATCATCAGTTTGATGATCTCATCGTTCTTAAAAACAATCAAGGAACAGAAGAAACCCGAGTTAGGCACATGGACTATGGAGTTGTCTTATCCGCCTTCTTCTGGAGACGATTTCGAAATAAGGAGAATATAACATTCTTCGATCCTAACGAAGTTCCTGACCTCTACGAAGCATTTTACAAAGACACAGAGCTGTTTGAACAGCTATATGTAAAGTATGAAAAGCGCAAGGATCTACGTAAGAAGACTATGAACGCAGAAGATGTGTTCAAAGGTGGCATACTGAAAGAGCGCACTGATACTGGACGCATCTATCTAGTGTTCATAGATAACGTTATGAACCAAGGACCATTTGATCCTGAGTATCACACTATCTATCAAAGTAACTTATGCTGTGAAATACTATTACCTACTAAACCTTTTAAACGTCTCGATGACGCTGACGGCCGCATCGCTCTATGTACGTTGGGCAGTATCAACTGGGGAGCATTCCGTAATCCAGAAGATATGCGCCGTGCTTGCCGCATTTTACAGCGCAGTCTATGTAACATACTTGATTACCAAGATTTCCTAAGCATACAAAGCAAACTAAGCAATGACGAGATCCAGCCACTAGGCATTGGTGTTACTAATCTTGCCTACTGGCATGCCAAGCGTGGTTTGAAGTATGGCGACAAAGATGCCCTACAAGATGTTAAGTCTTGGATGGAACATCAGGCCTACTACTTAACAGAAGCTACAGTTGAACTTGCCCGAGAGCGTGGACCTTGTCTGCATAGCGCACATACACGATACGGCAAGGGAGAGTTTCCATGGGAACATCGTGCCAAGGGCGTAAATCAACTAGCTGACTTCCGACCAGAACTAGACTGGGAATCACTAAGAGAGGAAATGAAGATCCATGGTGTTAGAAATGCGACTCTTATGGCTATCGCTCCTGTGGAAAGCAGTAGCGTGGTTATTAATTCTACCAATGGTATTGAGCTTCCGATGAGTCTTATCAGTGTGAAAGAATCTAAAGCAGGATCATTCACACAGGTAGTACCAGAATACGCTAAACTTAAAAACAAATACCAATTGATGTGGGAGCAGAAAGACTGTGTTGGATATCTTAAAACTGCGGCTGTTCTTGCTGCTTACGTGGATCAGAGCATCAGTACTAATACTTTCTATAACCCTGCTCACTACGCAGATCGTAAAGTACCTACAACGTTGATAGCCAAGAATTTGATGCAGGCACACCTATGGGGATTGAAGACTTTCTATTACAGTCTAATCAACAAAGCAGGTGCCAAGAAAGAATTTGAAGAACCACAGATCAACGGTTTCCATATCGAAACTAATGGTCATAACATATACGAATTAGACGAAGAAGATTGTGAGGCATGTAAACTATGAGCAAAGCTCAATATAACTTAAACACAAAGACAGACTATTTGAAACGTCAAATGTTTTTGGATCCACAGGGTCCTGTTACCATACAGCGTTTTGAAGAATTCCGTTACCCCAAGGTAGCCAAGTTCGAAGAAACAGCACGTGGTTTCTTTTGGGTTCCGGAAGAAATTTCATTGACTAAAGATGCTAGCGATTTCAAAGATGCTAGCGACACTGTCAAACATATCTTTACCAGCAACCTATTAAGACAGACAGCATTAGACAGTATCCAAGGTCGTGGACCAACGCAGATCTTTACGCCTGTGGTAAGTGTGCCGGAGATGGAAGCATTGTGTTTGCTTTGGGGATTCTTTGAAACTAATCTACATTCAAAGAGCTACAGCCACATCATCCGTAATATCTACAACGTGCCTAAAGATGTGTTCAACACTATTCACGACACTAATGAGATCATCGGCATGGCTGCTGCTGTTGGCAAGTACTATGATGAGCTACATGAAATCAACTGTAAAGCAGAAATGGGTGAAACTATTCCTGAAAAAGAATACATCCGTGCTATCTGGATGGCACTACATGCCAGCTATGCTCTAGAAGGTCTGCGTTTCATGGTGTCATTTGCCACCAGCTTGGCTATGGTAGAGAATAAGATTTTTATCGGTAATGGCAATATCATTAGCCTGATCCTACAGGATGAGATCCTACATAGAGATTGGACTGCTTATATCATCAATCAGGTAGTAAAGGATGATCCACGTTTCCTAGAAGCCAAAAACGAATGCGTTGACGAAGTGTACAAATTGTACATGGATGTGATCCAAGAAGAAAAAAATTGGGCAGACTATCTATTCCAAAAAGGACCAGTTATTGGACTAAATGCCAACATCCTAAAAGACTTCATGGATTATACAGCAGCCAACACGCTAAAAGAAATCGGCATCAAATACAATCAACCTGCTCCAAAGACTACGCCTATTCCTTGGTTCAACAAGCATAGCGACACGCACAAGAAACAGACAGCTCTACAGGAAAACGAATCGACCAATTATGTCATTGGTGTGATGAGTGATCAGATAAATTATGATGAGCTACCAGTTTTATAAGGAAAGAGATGAAAGCTATCGTTTGGAGCAAGGATCAATGTCCATTTTGTGATCAGGCCAAAAACCTGCTCAAGATGAAGAACATTGAATTTGAAGAAAGAAATATACAGAAAGAGTGGACCAAAGAGCAACTGCTAGAAGCTGTTCCTGGAGCACGTACAGTACCGCAGATTTTCCTAGACGGAGAATTGGTAGGCGGTTTCACAGAACTCAAGAAAAGGTTTACAAATGTTAATTGATAAAGGAATATCAGCTGGCGAAGTGATCACGCTCAAGCTGACCAGCGGAGAAGAATTGATCGCGAGACTGTCAGAAGAAACGCCCACAGCCTACAAGCTGACCAAGCCTATGGTTATTGGTATGGGACAGAAAGGACCAGGATTGATGCCCTATCTGTTTACAGTATCTCCTGACAAGGAAATCCCATTACTAAAAACTGCCGTGGCTATGATAGTACACAGCGATAAATCATTCGCAGATCAATATCTTCAGAGTACTACTAATCTAGTGATATAAGGAGATAAAATATGCCAGCCGTTCCACCAGTCTATGTACCACCAACAGTACCTCCTGCGTTTGATGCAACTAATATTCAAAGCGTACCACTCAGTGCTGGCACGGCCGCCGGGGTTGGCCTTCCAAATTATACTCTCCAGCTTAGTTCTATTGCTGGTTCTTTGTATTCTATCGCGGTCAATTTACAGCAATATCTACAACTAGAAGCAAGCGTAACTGCTGCGGGAACTGGATCGTCATATAATGTTCAAGCTGTTATAGCCAATTCTCTAGATGGTATCATGCAAAATCTAGATTCTATGAATCAGCTGAGTGCTACCAGCACAGGCGCACTGGCAGACATGCAAAAAGCATTCGCAGGCATCAACACTTCGTTGAATGACATGACTGCTAACATACAGCTGGCAGCATCTAATCAGATCGACAAAGCAGAATTTGACAAGGCAGCTACTAACGCAGCATTGAAGAGAAACAATCTTCCAGAAGTGGAAGTAGCCGAAAGTACAGTAAGCACGTCTATCAGCAAGTCTGCTGGTAGAGCAGTCACTATGGCAACAGCAGTACAGACTACCTCGCTGGTCAGCACAGCTATCCAGAAAGGTACTACATTTGCTGGACAACAGGTGGATCAATATGTAGTAACACCAGCTACTAACTTGTTTACAAAGATATTTGGTTCTACAGCCAAAGCAGCTAGCCCTGACGCATTGGCATCGAAAAGTACTACTGAAACCAAAAAAGGTGTAAACTCAACTAAATTGTTTGGACCATGAGCAAAGGTATAGCCAGAGTAGCCAATGACATAGCAGACACCAACATACAAAGTGGTGCTACGTCTATCATTTCCAACAACTTCGTGACTGCGCACGAAGGCAGCATCATGAGCTCCGGCAGTTCTATCGCTCAAGGATCTAGGACAGTGTTCGTGGAAAACAAACCTGTGGCTAGACAAAGCGATCTAACCAATAACGGAGAAGCACTGCGTACAGGCAGTGAAAATATAATAGTAGGTGGTTGATGAAAAAGATTCTATGGAACACATTGGGTTTTGCCAGTCTTGGCATGGCCTATATTGGATTTGTCACACCCGGCATACCGTTTAGTATCTTTCTAGTATTTTCAGCTTACTGTTTTGCCAAAGTCAATCCCAAGATGCATGCGTGGCTATACAATCACAAATGGTTTGGACCTTTCCTTACCAATTGGGGTGAGAAGCGTGTGTTTCCATTCTACGGCAAGATAGCCATGGTGTTGGTCATGGACAGCAGTTTGATCATCATGTGGTTCACTACTAAAAATCCTGTAGCAGTAGCAGCTACAGGCATCACTATGTTGTTGGTAGCTATTTGGGCATGGCGCTTTCCATCTACCGTGGAAGAATGGAAGAGACGCAAAGACGCAGGTGAGAAGATTGGATGGTTTAGATGAAATCCGATGTGTTAGGTCTGTTTGCGGTACCGCTTTATCGCTCTAGCATCGATCCTATAGATCCTATTACTCTTAACAGGCTGTTCAATTTCGAATATGAAAAAAGTTCATACGATCAAGACATAATCACACATAAAGAAACTGCCGAAAGGCATCTATTAGATCGTCCAGAATTCGCTGGCCTGAAGAAAAGCCTACAGGCCAAGATAGATGAATATGCTTATGAATATCTAGGCACAGATAAAAACCTGTCTTGGCAGATCACTACCAGTTGGGTCAATAAAGCAGAACCTGGCGGCTATCATGCTGCTCATGTACATAGCAACAGTCTCTTGAGTGGTGTGCTGTATCTCAAGACCAATCCAAAATCCGGTGCTATCTGTTTCTATAAAAATTCAGCTTATCATACATTATTCACCCAAACAATCAATGTAGATTTTGATAAAACTACAGATTGGAATATGGAAAGCGTAGGCTTGACACCCAAGGACTTTGATGTTTTAATATTTCCATCAACACTTAGTCATTCAGTGATGAGCAATGACTCGCAGGAAGATCGATACAGTTTGGCATTCAATGTATTTCCTGTAGGGACTGTCGCTGTTGGCAGCAACAGCGAACTAACCATAGGGAGAAAGATATGATAGTCAATATAGCTAACAAGATCGGACAGGCACACGGAAAGTTTTTTCTGTGGCTGAGCAAGAAAGCTGAAAGCCATCCTTTGTGGGCAGTGGCATTGACGCTGTGGGCATTGTATGAAATCTTTGAACACATAGCACTACCGACGATTGGTGTGTTATGGGCGACAGGTGACCTCACACTGCGCTAGAAGCTCAATGGA